ACGATGAGTATACTCTTCACACAATGCCATACCATGAGCAACCAACCACCAAGCATTGATGTTTGATTCATTTGCCCACGCTGTACAAGGATGATTACGAAATGCACCCTTCTCAGTTTTATATGGTTGACCATCAGTACGATGGATTTCACCATATCCCCAACCCCATTTGTCAGAGCATACTATAGATAACATTTGACATGTTTCTAGTGGCATCTTGACAATGTGTCTGTCAGGTAAAGACTGAGCAGATACTGTTGGAGATGGGTCAGTTACAAAAATGTTCATTCAGATGCTCTCCATTGCTTTCTCATTGTAACATAGATATCGTTTTTTGCAACCATATCTCTTACACTCTTAAATATCTTAGCAGACTTGGCATACTTACTAGTAGCGTGATCTTTTTCTTGAGGTCTTACATTACCTTCACTATCATACTTTCTACCAGAGTTGTGATTGGCATATCTTCTTGCTCTGGTAAATCCCATTTCTAAAAACTTACGACACATATCCATACCTATAAAGTCTTTCTCTTCAAGGTAATCCAAATACATATCAAAGATAGTATGAGCAGATTCTAGTGCAATCTTTGGAGTCTTAAATCTCCAATGAGCACAGATATCGTCAGTATAAGGGCGAACCAGTAGAACTCCTTGCTCTCCCCTTCCAATACGATAAAGTTTACGAGTTTCCTCATCTGTAAAATCAAGTCTCTTATAGTCGAGATCATAATCAAACTCCTTCATTTATGCAGTGGTAACTCCTATGACTCTTGCGTTAGGATTACGAGCAAGAGCAACTTGTCTTGCCTCTTGAAAACTAACTGCATGTACTGTCTCGGTGAATACCTGACCTGCGACGAATAGTGATACTTTACACTTCATAATTAAATAGGACTAACTCCTTCCTTTGTGCTTGTACTCTATTATAGCATCCCACAGAGCGCATGGTGTAAGTGTGTGCAAATTCCGCAACTGTCCACTCCTTAAAACGATCACGAATCAATTGCGACGAATTGTATGATATAAGTTGATGCCCATCAAACTGATCACAAACAGTAGCAAAACCATCGTGGTCAAACCCTTTGTGCATGTTTCCTTTCTTTCCATATAAGTTTGATTTAATTTCATATGGTGGATCTAGGTAAGTGATGATAGATTCATCATCAGTTAACAAATCGTTATAATTATTGTTAGTAATTTTCCAGTTCTTTATTAAGGTAGAATAAGTTTTAAGATTATCTATACCACGTATGGAAAAATTGGATTCACTTGCTTGTGGTGAGAAGGAAGAACTCTCAGTGAGACCAGAGAAAGAACACTTATTAATAATATAAAAAGCAACTGCTTTATCTTTGTATCCAATATCGTCTTCATTAACTTTCTCCTTAGCATCTAAAAATAATTGTTTAGCAGAACCTGGATCTGGATGTCTCTGTTTTAATTGTATAAGTTGATCATAGAGGTAGTTACCATCGTCTCTTAATGCTGTCCAAAAAATATATAATGGTTTATATAAATCGTTGACCCAGATAGGTAAATTAGGATAACGTTTAGTAACTTCTATAGCAACACTACCACCACCTAAGAATGGTTCACGATACTCTTTTGCCTGGGAAAGGTCTGGGAGGAATCGGAACAGGTTTGCTAGTGCCCTGCTTTTCCCTCCTGGGTATCGAAGTGGTGTTTTCAGTGACTTGAGTGTTCGGGGCATTGTACTTAAGATATTCAAAAAAGGTCATTTTTAATTCCTTCTGAGTCATACCGCAATGATTTGCGGCATCTGGTAAATTCATTTTAGCATGAAAAAGTGCTTCATGTGCTTCTTTAACATTTTGTGGTGTTGTTTTATTCTTCTTCAACACTTTCCAACTCCTCGATAGCATCAACTGGTACTTCATTACCACCTATACTATACCAGTGTTGTGGTATACCGATACTATCTTTTCTTACACCTAGGTATGCTAGGTCACTAAAACTATGCTCACGTAGCATTGCCTGTAAACGATAATGTATTAGTTCAGATTTCTTCATGCTTTAGTTTTCCATTCAACTCCATCTAACATAATCTCTGTGAGACATGCTAGGGTATTAATTTCTTGATCTGCAACAAACTGAATTTGATATTGATACTTAGCAATAATCAATACACAGTTAGGGACACTAGCATTACTAGCATGTTGGTATAGAACATCGTAGATCTTTCTCATTACCATATAGGGATCATGATCCATGTTCTGTGTAACCCAAGACTTAACTGTAGAATAGTTACGATCTTTCATTGCTCGAATCAGATCATCAATATTAATATCTGCAATATCTACTAGAATTCCTGAGTCAATCTCACCTGATGATGAAAATCTTTGTGCTTCATTTAGAAGACGTCTCCAATCTGGATAATATCTTTTAATAAGTTTAGCGATAATCTTATCATCATACTTAATTGATTCCTTAGTTAAGATATCACGAATACGATAGAAGAACTGTTCCTGTAGTTTCTCTTTATGAGAAGGTTTGATTGTAAAATCAACAACAGTACAACGTGACTTTATAGGGTCAATCAGTTTGTTAATAAAGTTGCAAGTAAATATAAACCTACAATTAATATGATACTCTTCAATCGCTGCTCTAAGAATCATCTGAACATCGTAAGTCATATTATCTGCTTCATCTAGAATGACTACTTTATGAGCAGCACTCGAAGTCAGTGAAACACTAGTAGCAAACTGTTTAACTTTGTTTCTAATAGTGTCTATAGAACGACCTTCATCAGACCCATTTATAAGGAGGTAGGAGGCACCTATTTCATCACATAGAGCACGAGCAACTGTTGTTTTACCAACACCTGCAGGACCACTTAGAAGGAGGTTAGGTATCTCTCCCTGAGTAAGAAAACCCTGGAAAGATTTTTTAGATCCATCAGGGAGAATGCATTCATCAATTTTGTGTGGGCGATATTTTTCTACCCACAGAAATTCTCTCTTCATTTAGGTTCAAGTGCAATAAAATATTTTAGATGTAAATCATTTGGTCCAACAACTGTCCACTCACTCAACAACTCCTCAGAAACTTTAACATGATAATCGTGGTTTCTAGCAACACGTAAGTTCTCTGTGTTAAGAGTTAGATCAAAGTCACCTGTAGATTGTCCATTAGGAAAATCCATCCAGAATGTATTACTGGTTGCATTCTCAGTATCAACACCGTGTACACTAATCTTTCCATCACGAGATCTGAATAGAACCTCGGGAAGATTAAACTTAGCAAGTGCATCACGCAAGTTCTTTAGATCACTTTGGTCAATAGTAAATGAAATATTTGAACCAGGAAATTTTACTTCTTTCTCAGGTGCAACTTTTAAAGTTATCTGAGGATCACTGAAATAATATCTGATAGAAAGATTACCACCTTTAATAGTTACGTAATCATCATTATCAAAATGTAGCACTGGATAGTTTCCATCTCTAGCACAAATACCGATTGCAGAAATAAACTCAGAGAGATCATAGATAGCAAAATCCTGAGGGATATATTCCTCAGAAATATATTCTCCAAGAATGTTTTCTGCGTTAGCAATAGTACGGATTAGGTTACCTTTTTTAAAAACAATCGAAGAATTAATAGTTGAGAAGTTTACCAGAATTTGATAAGTCTCCTCAGAAATAGTTAAAGTGCTCATCTTCGTAGCAATAGCGGTCATAATAAATTAGTCTTCTTGTGCTGCTTCAATTACTGCAGCATAGTTTGCTTCATCTCTTGTATGAAAGTGCATGAGTAATATTCCATAGTGTAGCACCTTTAAGAGATCTTGTCTAGCACTTCCTTTCTTATCGTAACGTGAAGCGTATTTTAGAATGTTACTTCTGCAAAATGCTTTAGCATCACCACACGCATCAATTACATCGAGGGTTTGAAGTTTATCTGTTGAGTAGTGTTCAGAATAAGTATGTTGAATGTAATGATCTAACTCCTCTAGGAATTTGTCTTCACGGTATTTAAAACTCATTTAACGCTCGTAGATATACTCGACATTATCATGGTAGCACGTAAAATCCTTTCCGTCAATAGACCTCATAAAAAGTTCAGAAGCGTTACCACCAATAATTTTAGCGGTTCGGACTTGGGTCCCTCGTAGTAATACGATACGACCCATCATCCCTTCAACATGATTAAGCATCTACAGACTCCTCCTGATCAAGGTCAACTCCTGCATCAATCTTATCATATAATTCAATGAAAGATTGCTTAGTTTCATCATCAAATCTGTTAGTACAAACTTTGATTGACTTCATACGATCATTCCAGATAGCATATGCTCTCATGATGTGTACAAGTCTACGTGTAGAGATGACTTCATCAATACCACCGTCCTTGAATGTTCTACGGATAATGTCTGCCCAGTTAGCAAGATTCTCACAGAACTCTTTGTCTTTCTTACCAAGAGTAGCGGCAACCTTTTCAAGAATCTTCATTTCTGTTTTAGGAGTAGGATACTCCTGCTCAAATGTTAGAGCAAATCTCTCAAGGAATGCTTCATTCAATACATTAGTACCGATGAATCTACCATCATCAGAACCTTTACCTTTTGTGTTAGCAGTAGCGATAATGTTGAAACCTGGAGCAGGTTGTACATATCTACCAATCTTCTTGAGGAAGATACCTTTGCCTTCAAGAATAGATTGTAAGCAAAGAATTTTATTAGACGCAAGGTCAACTTCGTCTAGAAGGAGGACAGCTCCCCTCTCCAAAGCTTCAACCACAGGTCCGTTGTGCCAAACAGTTTCGCCATTAACAAGACGAAACCCACCAATAAGATCGTCTTCGTCTGTTTCGATTGTGATGTTGACACGGATTAACTCCCTATTAGTTGCAGCACATGCCTGTTCAACTGATAAAGTCTTACCGTTTCCAGATAGACCTGTAATGAATAGAGGATAGAACTTCTTCGATGAGATAACTTTCTTTACAGAAGTGTAGTTACCAAAAGGAACATAAGTCTTATCTTTATCAGGAACATAGTTTGCTTTTTTCTTAGCAGCAGGTGCTTCGTATGCACGTTCAATTTCTTGAATGGTTAGATTCCACTTGCCTATACCTGATTTATAAGACTTGAGTCTTTTACATGCAGTTGTATAAGATAGTTTAAGTGTCTTTGCTGACTCACGAATGTCTTTGCATCCGACTTCAGTTCCAACATTATCAGTTAGGTGTTGAACAAGTTGTTCAGTTGTCACAGGGTTTGGTTCAAAAGTCATAGTCTTTGTTTGTTTATACATTTATTATAGCAGGTATATCTGCTTAGTGGCAACAGAGTGGACAGTTATTTATCCGAACACTGCTGTCACACTCACTATTGTAGAATTAGGATTTCTTGCTAATGCAACTTTCTTTGCATCATCGTAATCGACAGCGACTACAGTTTCTTCAAAGATCGTACCTGCTTTGAATAGGGTTACTTTACATCTCATGCTATTTGCTCCACGAATGCGTTTAGAAGTGTTTTGTTTGTGGTCTTAGAACCCATGTGCTTTTTGAATGCACGTTGTAGTTCTGCTCTAGTAGCGACCTCGCCTTTCTGTTTTACTTCAATCTTTTGTGTATCTTCACCTATACCTCTATCTGGCATGTAGAAAGACTCAGAGAATCCAACTTGATTTTTGATTGAAGCAAATCTTTCTTTCTTCCATTGTGTATCGATAGCATCTTGCTCATCAGTAGATAAACATAAGCAACGCATAAGACGAGATAGTTCACTCTTACTGCATAGTCTGATACCTATCCAGTTGTAGTCAGTAATTTCTCTGAAGTAACTTACAATCTCTTTTGTAGTTTCATAAGGACTACTACCAATCTTACGTTGATAACGAGTTTCATGATCACGAAGAACAAATACTTTAGTTCTTGTGCTACAAATCTGAGACATTCTCAACTCTTCAGAATAAGTAGTTTTCTGCCAGTATGTCATTGGATTTGATTCTCCATCAGTTAGACATACAACATTTACTTTCTGAACATTCTCTTCTTTCTTGAGTTTGTTTACTAAGTGACGTGTGCATAAAATTGCTTCAGATAGAGGTGTGCCACCAAGAGCATATTTGTCAAGATAGTTGATACGACGTCCGTTCATAGCAAACACCTGTCTGTAAATCATCTTGCAAGATTTTTCAAGTGACTTAGCATTTTGTTTAGAAGAAAATAATTCAAGAAGTCTGAAATCATCGGAGATACCTAAGTCATTTTCTTTTGCAGTGATTGCTTTGTTATGAATTGGATTTCCATATTCGTCTCTACCATAGTGATGGAATGAACTTTGGAAAGCATACACACGGAATGGAATTTGTGCTTTACGACAGAACCAGATTAGATTCATTGTTTGCTTAAGAGTATCCAATAATCCATACTGCATAGAACCAGACCAATCAAGATGTAAAACTAGACCATGATTCTTACCCTCAGGAACAGTTGTAACTTTCTTAAAGATGTCATCAGTTAGTTTGTATTTGTAAAGAGTATTAGTATTGATAACACCTGTCTTTGATACTGCTGCACGTCTGTATTCATCAGCAGACTTCTTCATTTCAAATTGTTTTACAAGATAGTTTACAGACTTCTGTGCACTCTTTTTGAAACTTTCATAGTGACGATCACAATATTCAAGATTCTCTCTTCTATAATTCATTCTATCATCATCTTGATACTCCTGATAATACCAATCAGTGTAAAACTTTTCAAGATCAGATTGAATCTCAGTGTAAGGAACTGTAAGTAGATCTACGTCAATCTTAGGAAGATTAAGATAAATCCATTCTTTAGCATCATCATCAATCAAATCTTCTAGTGCTTCTT